GTTCTGGGAATGGCGGTGTAGTAACTTCAAAATCTGTAGGATTCCCCAATACTACCTTCAATGATTCATCAAATTTAATGTAATAAAAGATAGGATTGTCCAAATTAGCAGTCTGATATTCTACCCAATTTTGTGTAACGTCATCAGTAGATACGGGAATGCCATAGTAAGTGTCACAAGCCTCTCTCGCATTAATAGCTTCTTGCTCAGTAGTGTATTTATATCCGTTTATTTCCATTAGTAGATTGAATAGAATGTGTTAATGTTTGTGTTTATTCCCGTTCTATTAGCTGACTGATTAGAATTATAAATTATTATCTCTTGAAATGAACCACCAAATTCAAACCCGCTATATTTACCAATATTAAAAGCATTCCAAGCACCAGTTAAATTTGTTCTAAAGTTTTCGTGACCTACTAATTTATAACCATTCAAAGCAGTATATACATTATCCCTTGTAGTAGGTGATTGTAAAGCATTGTTTACATAAAGTGCTGGTGTAGAATCGGGATTGTAAAATAAATTTGTACTTGCGCTTCCACTTTGTGCAACATAACCATAAGAACTATTGCCTCCAAAATCATCAGGATATAACCAAGAAGTATCTGAATCATTATTTGTAATAAAATAAATATCTCTTCTTGTTGCAGTAGGTATAGCAGCAGTCATCCATTTAGTGCTTACCCAAGATATTTTAGGTTTAGAAGATTGTGTTAATATAGTACCACTTGATACAATTTGAGGCTGACTTATAGCAGTTGATTGTGTCATATTTTTAGCGTTACCACTTTGGTCATACCAAGTAGTTACAAATCCATTATTTGCACCTACAAAAGTAGTAAGTGCTGATTCATCTAATACATTGTTTCCATCATATCCTATATCTTGCTCTGCATTGTCACTTGACCTTCTTACTCTAATTAGTGAACCAGTGTATGCAGTTGCTAATCTACGCGCAGCAGAGTAAGCTGCAGCAGCACCTGAGTAGGTGTCAAGCAATCCAGTGAATGCTGGCACACCTGGCTGCACTAAATATGGATTGATTATCATGCTCTTGTCCCTATGATAGTAACTTTCAAACCTTTCGCAGTACCATTGCCAATTTGGTCGATGTCAATAGTTATCTCAGCATCATCCGCCAATGCACTATCAGATATAACCGCAGCAGTTGCAGCAGTTGTAGATGTCTTTTCAGTGTTGTCAATTGTTAGCTTTGTTGATAGTATAGTTGTACCACCCTCATTTATGTCAACAGTGAAGATACTACCTGATGCTTGAGCAGTTGAAAGAGATGCGCGAACCGCAGTAACTGTCATTGCATAAGGCATTCTAAAAGTAACCTTTGCAGTTCCCGTAGTAAGTGCCGTAGTTTCATCTGATGCAGCCACTTGAATCTCAGTAGGCAAACCACTTTGAGCAAATGTTTTAATGTTGGCACCAGTTACACTGCGTGATGTGTATAAACCACCACCAGCTGACTGAGCAATCTCAACTAAATCTGTTGCTGCTAGTGCTGCGCCTTTGGCCGTTAAGCCTGATATCTTTACTCCCATGTCTTATTCTATTATTCTTTGTTGATTATCTTCTGTCATTCTATTGATACCATCTTCAGATAGTCTGTTGAATAGCGCATCAGCCACAGCCTTAATGGCAGCAGTTGCACTATTGAACATCATTGTGAATCCGTATCCGTACATCTTACAAGATTAAAGCTACCGATCCTGATGTCAAGTCAATAGCTGAAAACTTTCGAGCTCCAGTACATCTGATCATTGCTCCAGCTTTTACCGCTGTGCCTGGTGTAGTTATTAACTCAGCCTTGATGTCAACACCACCTACCTTTATGCTTGCAAATACAGTGTCCTCAAGGACAAAGATTGCATCATAAGTTATTGTCTTTTCTGTAGTGTCATTCACTATCAATGTTCCCTGGCTTGCTACCAGTATCTCTTCCCAAACTGCCATATCTATTCTGTTATTCTAGTTATATTATCTTCTGTTATTCTTGTCTGAGCTCCAGCTGTAAACTTGCCTTCTGTCTCTCTGAAGTTACCTTTGTCAGGGAGATAAGGTATCTCTATGTCAAAAGTTTGGATACTCTCTCCTTCTATTATGCGAATCAGTTCCACTAATGTAGTGTTATCCTTTCCACTATCAAAGTCTGATACCTTCTGAAGTCTATAAATTACACCATCAATGTTGATCAGCTCCTTAAAATTAAGCATGTTAATCATGCTATTATCTATCTTGATGTAGCATGTTAATAACTTCCCAAACCTAGATATCACCTCCTTGATGTATCTCTCATGATAATGGAATAAGTTATTGGTAGTGTAAGCCGCATCTTGATAGAATACATAATCAGGCACCCCAAAATTGAAGTCAAAGGTAGGTGATGTCAAGCTATTGAGATGGCCCACATAAGGATATGATCCCTCAGTAGTTGCAATACCATCCTCATCAATATATTCCCATGTAGCTGTAGTCATTGGCCCCAGCTGCACAAGGAATGGCTTGCCTTTCTTGATAGCTATAGCTGATGTACCATCTTGCTCAGTCTTGACTTGGAATGACCTTGGCACAATGATATTGGTGAAGGTACTCTCATCTACTGGAATATTCACCAGCAGCTTCTGTGAGAATGGGAGCTTGAATTCAGTTGTATTCTTAGCGAATTGATTCTGTGAATCTAAGCTGAAGGCACCATACTGCTTTCTGACATCTTGGGCATAGTAGAAGTTATAATAGTCATCATCTTGCTCAAATACAAAGTTGTATGTGTTACTAGCAAAGTTTATTGTAGGTGTCACCTTGTAATCTCTGCTATAGTCAACTAAATGAGTCCAATTCAATGCATCAGCTGATGAATTGTAAAAGTCATCCATTGGCTCAATCTCAAGGATGGTGTTATCATTAACATTAGGCTTGACATATAGATTGAATGCCGTAGTAATTCCCTTAAAGAATGTGGCACAATCCATTGTTGGCAGAAAGTTATCAATCAAGATAGTTCCTCCTGGCTCAAGTGACTGCTCAGATAATACGATATTGAGATCAGCTGTGTTGCTTGTGATGTTGGTATTCAACGAGAAGGCAGTGGGAATGTCATCAGCCTCAACAGATGAATCATAAACATTCCACACTAGAACAAACTTGAGCTCATCATTGAAGGTCACAAATACATCTCTGCTATAGTCAAAGCTGATAGTAGCTGAATAGTCACCAGTACCATTGTCAAAGAATCCCTGGTACACATCATCTTGAGATATCACAAATCCATTCTTGTATATCTTCAGTACCAGCTTAAACCTGATCCATGTATCCACAAGGTTAGCTCCGGTGATTGTAAAGTCAAGATTCAAGTCATGATCACCTACATAGTTAATTCTCATGATGCCCTCAGTAGCTGATACAAAGCGCATGAATGTAGCAGCATTCTCAATCTGTCCAGCTGGATCAGATGTTACTGTAGCATTATACGCATCAGTAGTGACTGTATTCTGTAAGTCAGCTCTTCTATTGCCACCAAATACTAGACTCCATCCACTAGATAATGGAATGTCAGCATTGATAATGTGACCACTGGTACCATTATCCTCTGTAGTATAGGCTGACAAGGCAAGTGAATCAGCAGCTGTAATTGTTGGTAATGAGCCACCTTCAAAGGCCATGAGCATTCTCTTGAATGTCTGACTCTCAAGGAAGGCTGATGACCAGCTGATGCCGCAATAATCAAATGCCCTCTTGAGGATATCATAGCAGAATACTTGAGGCGGAATATGCTCCACACCAAACGCATCCACAGCTGGCCTATCATAGCCATAGTCAATCAGTCCATAGTAGTATCCTAGTCCATCCCAATTGGCTCCAGTCTTGTTGCTTGTTGGTACACCATTCACCTGAATAGTTCCAGCCCATGAATTCTCTTGATTGGCCTTGATCAGTGTATGTGTGTATTCAGACCATGACAGCTCATTGATTCTTATCTTAGATAGCAGTCCAATGTAGTCAATAGTTTCTGATATCATGATGATAGAGAATCTCCACATGCCACCCATCCAGCTGCACTCAGTCAGCTGACATATACCATTGAACTGCAATAGTCCTTGATCATAGTATCTAGCTGTGGCTTTGACAGATGGATCAAAGTTGAGGAAAGCACTTTGAGTATCTAGCACTGGCTCAGCTGCTGTCAAGCTGAATACTTGATACATCAGATAAGTGTTTATCTTGGTACCAGGCAAAGTGATAGTCTTGGAATTATTTCCTTTCCTACTAGACAAATCCCTGACATCACTGATATTGTATGTCAATGGGAATGGCAGCCTCTCATCAAGGTCTACTCGTATATCATTGATGTATAGCTCCATCTATCCTAATTGTGAAATGTAGGTGTATGTTCTATCTATCTGTACTTGCTCCTGAATAAGCCCAGCTTTACGTCTCTGCTTGAGTAGATAGTTAGCATTGGTCACGTTCACTGGCTCAAATATATCAAGGCCAAAATCATTCTGTAGATATACTCTTGGCGATTCATAAAGATCCCTCACTAGCCATTGCTGTACCTCCTCATGAATCCAGTCTGAATTCAGAATGAGCTTGTCTTGCACACTTTTACTCACAGTCATTTGATGACCATCACTCAAGTCATATTCATAACTGCTGCCTACCCATCTCCCAGTTCTTTTGCTGTATCTATTTGATGTCACATCAGAGCTGTCCTCAGATAACAAAGTGAATGTAAAACTATCCCATGCCCCATATTTATTCAGCCAAATCAATCTACGTCTTGAATACGCACTGCATGACTGATCATAGTATATTCTGTAAATCTCTGAATCTTTTGATGCATCAGCAGTCTGCTTGATTTGAATGGTGTAGTAGTAGCAGTTGTCAAAGTCAGCTTGTACCAATGATGTGCCACCTACTAGAACAGATGGCCCCACACTAACCAAAGGTATTATAAGACCAGTTGCAAGTGCTCCAGTCCATGTAGCTGATGTAATAAGTGTACCACTGATATTGTATAGACTAACATATCCAGTACAGTTATCTCCACCACTATTGATGATTGATAGATACTTTGCCTCTGAATAAGATACTAAATCCTTTTTATTTCTTGGAAAGTCAGTTAAAAATAAGTCACCTTTGCCACCAGTATCAAGGTCATAGTCTTGATAATCCCAGTTTCCAGTAGTAGCATTGGCATATCTGAATGATCCGTTTAGAAAAATGAATCCACTTGTTGCCTCTGAGGATGCAGTGATTACCTCAGCTGGTGTGCCATATCTCTCAAAGATTAACAATGACCAAACATACTCTGTTAATAACTCTTGTCCGAATGTAGCTTGATTAGGATAGTTATTATTCAAGACCGCCCTACCAAGTGCTGAGATGTTAAACTTTCCAGCATCACCATTCTCAGGGAATACTTGATGAGTAGAATTCAGAGCACCATTGATATACACCTCAACAATGAATGAAAAGTTAGCTTGTCCAGTATTGTCTGATTCAAAGGTCCATTCCACATTATTGCAGATAGGCCAAAATGGCATTGGCTCATCTATTATCGTTATTGCCATGTTCTTGTATTTTTTGTGAATGATATTTCAAACATCAACCCCGTGACAGTAGCTAGATCATTTGCTATCCTATCCAGTACCTCATTGCTCATGACATTGGATGTGATATTGCGAGGCTTGATACCATACTTGTTCTTTGTAGCTGATGCTGATGCATAGGCATGACTCAGATCATATCCCTTCCATTGCTGTATTGCCTTTGCATGATTCTTTGAAACATTAGGATACTTAAAGCTGTAAGGTGTTTGGAATTTATTCTGTCCTACTGGATTGACACCCTCATCTTGAAACTTGTAGTATTCGTCTGATTCAACAGTGATTGTCAAAGGACCACTTACAAAAGCTATAGTTGCAGCTGCTAGTCCTCCAGTATTGTTAACATTGTTGAAAATGTAATCTCTAAAGTTATCTGTTAGCTTATTACTTAGCTCAAGTATGAAGGCTTGATACACATTGCTAGGCTGAGCTATATCACTTTGTGATAGTCCAAATTCTCCTAAAAAGTCTAGATCAGCCATGTCTTTGTAATATGTAATCTTGTTCCGCTTTCAGCTTAAAGAAGTTCAGCCAAAACAATGTCTTTATGTATGGCTGACGCGTGATAATGTCCACATCTTTGCCAAGCTCTTGCGCCAGCTTGAGGAGGATTCTTGTCCATGTAAACCATTCGCTGTCTCTAAGAGTTTCTGATGCATTGTCTGATTCTGATTCATCAGCCTCGCTGTCTGTATTCCCAAGATAGCGAGACTCCGCATCTCTGATTCTCGCAAAAAAAAAGCGAAGAAGTTCAGAAATTCATCACCAGGAAAGGCCCTTTTAAATACCTCTTCCCTCTTCTTATTGGGATTGATGACCTTGCCCCTATCATCCTCTTGGCAGTATTCCATGCCCTCCTCAATGTAGCAGATAGCCAATGCCTCACATGGTGTTGAGCTGACATCCTCAATGAGCTTCATGTCAATGATTTGACCAGTCTCTATAGCACTAAAGTCCTTTTCAAATCTATATCTCTTGCCTTCTATCTCAATGAATTCAGATGGCTCCTTTGTGCTGTATTGTGATAGCATATTCAGAAGTACACTGCTGGCATTCATGATGTCATCAATGTGAATCTTTCTGACCTTGTTGATTGGCAGTCCAGTGAAGATGCTGACAAGCTGTGACTGAAAGTCTAGCATGTTAATCAGTGACTTATCTGTCTGCTGGATGAATGGTGCCAGCATGAGCCATTTAGTGAGCTGATCAGGTCTGCACTCTTGGATTGTTTGTGGATAGCTTACATCAATGGTTTTCATGCTCTTAGTATTTTGTATTGCCCTCTTTTACTGTAGTTCTTTTTACTATGCCATGCCAGTGCTAGTGAGATCACCCCATCATCATGCATCCCACTTGGAGCTGAATATTGTACTGACCTGGTATTCGGATTGTAAATATAAGTAAAATTCTCAAGCTCATCTATCAGCCATTGCTCTTCTATTATCTTGATGTCTGACTGCTCAAAGGCTAGTGCTAGATCCTCAATGATGATAGGCTTGGTCTTGCTGGTAGTAGTGAATGGATTGACTAGGTTACGCAGTCTTGAGGATAGCATCTCATAGAAGATATCCCCTTGATTGTTGACCTCTATCAATGTTACTGCTTGATATTGCTTGATAATGTCTGCTACCTTGTCAATGATCTTAGACCACTCATCATGCCGCCACCTTCCCACATAGACCATTTGCCCTCTCTCATTCAGTATTGTCAGCACTGTGTAGTCATCTGCCCTACCTATGTCAAGTCCAGCGTAGCACTTGCCACCTCTCTCCCATGTGCCAGCTGACAGCCTCACGTTCTTGAATAGTCCTGATGCGTTGTCAATGAATTCAGCCATGTATTCTTGTCTGAAGATATGATCAGGCAGTGACCGCTTTCTCTCCTCCAGCTCTTGTGGTGCAATCATAGGATTGTCATAGGATGTGAAGTGGATGTACTTGTATCTGTCATCATAGTTAGGCTGCATACACAAGGCATGAAAATGATTCTTGCCCTTTGGTGTTGATATGAATATCACCTTCTTACCCTTGACCATGACAGTTGCTGATAGCACCTCATTCCACAGCTCAGGTCTTGTGAAGGCCATCTCATCCACTACCATAAAGTGGAATGTATTCCCTCTGATATTGTCGGGCCGTTCACCACTAAAGAATTCTATTGATGATCCAAAGCCAGTGACCTTGAGATCTGACTTATTAAATTCAAATAGTCCGCTGTTCTTGACTGCCCTCTCAAGCTCTGCAAATACTTTCTTACCTTGCTTGTATACTGGTGTCACCCAAGCAATCTGTGAGCCTGGATGATTGATGGCCCAGTACAGAAGCTGATTGATTCCTAGTAAGGTCTTGCCAAATTGCCTACCAATATTTAAAGCATAGTATTTCTCGCTGCCTTGATTGATAGCATTGTG